GGCTACCGCGGGCGTAGCAAATGCCCAGCTAAACCCCTTCTTCGCTCCTGGGCCGCCTGGTGCGCTCTAAAGGCCATTTTAAACAGGCATATAAAACCCTTGCCCCGTGCGCTTTCGCCCGTCCTAGCGCGTCCTGTGGCCTCGCTCACAGCTCCCCCGGAAATAGCCTGCGCGCCACCTTCTCAATCAAACTCCGTTCAGCGGCCTGGGCCTCGGCAACGTGGCAGCCCATTATATCAGCTGCATCCTCCAGGCTAAACCCCCGGAAGTAGTAGTGCATAAGCACCCCCGCTTCAAGCCAGGTCAACTCCAAGTCCTTCACCGCATCCAGCAGCCTCTCCACCTTCTCAATTGTCTCGGAGTTCTTGACCACCCAGCTTTCAGGATGACTTGTCCTCGAATAGCCACGGGAACCACCGCTCGCGAACAGCACGCCGCCAGAAGTCTTTGGCCCTATCTCTTCCCTCTTTTCCTGCAACAACCGCTGGAGACTTGCGGCCACTAATACGAACTGACGTGTCCTGGTTTCCAAGATCGGGCATATCCCCCCGCTCATCCCGCCGCACCTCCCGCAGATACTTCACTCCCCGCGCTGCGCTTGCACTGTGGTTCAGCGCGATGCGGATCACATCGCCAAAAGTAGGACCAGGCACACTTTCAGGAACGGGCAGCCCAAAGACCAGATACACCGCCGCCCTGGCCACCTCCGGCAGGCCGGCTGTGGCCTCAGCTAGCCACTGGGCTTCCCGCTCCAGGTCCACCTTCCTGATCACTTCCTCATCTATGGCCGCATCATCCGGCAGAACATCTTCAAAAGTGGCCTCCTTGTCCAAGCCCTCAACCGGCCGGCTGAACTCCACATAGTTCATCAAAGCCCTAGCATAGCGCTGATACGTCCGCACCTTCTCCAGTGGCCACCCCAACGCCTCTGCTAACTCCTGGTCTGTTATGAAGTCCTTTCCGGTTTTCGCTTGCAGATCGGCAGCCGCCTGGTTCAGCTCACGAACTTCACGATAGACTTTGTAGGAGGGCATGTGCGCCATGCTGGCCTTGGAAAGCATCTCGCGCATGTCTGTTCTCACAACTATGTCCAAATATGCTTTGAAAGGAATGTTCTTCTTAGCTGCCTCGGACTTCGGATAGTCCCTGGCCGCTTCCACAAGCGACAGAAGCGCCTGGCCCTGCACGTCCTGCCATTCTATTCCAGCTCGTCTAGCCTTCGGCAGATACTGATCTGCGATATACAGCGCAAGCCTCATGTGCCGGCCTATCAGGTCGTCCGGCTTTGACTGTCGGTAAATCTCACGCGCCTTCTTGATAAGTGCAACCTCTGGCCTCACCTGCGCACCCCCTCTTTTCGATAGAGTAGAGGCACCGCGAAAACAGTGCCTCTACCCCACGAAGGAGATGATTACTCTGCCTTAATGGCAAGGATTCGCAGTGCATCCGGCCAAGCCAGCGCAATATCGGTGCGCATAATCGCCCGGAAGGCCGTGACATCCTTGTGGAAGCCAATGGCATCGTTGCGTTGAATGTCAATGCCCCGCTTGTCCGCGATATAAACGGCCTGACGGAAGTCACCAACGATAAGCGCATCATCCCCCGCCTCCAGATCGCCGGGGAACTCATCGGTGACAAGCAGCGGCCGGCCCAGCAGGGTCGTGGCCATGGGGTCCGTCAGGTTCGGCACCATCAGGTAATTGCCAGCGCTGTCCTTCAGGCCCCGCAGCACAGCCTCCATGGCGCTGGAGCAGACAAAGGTGGCGTTCTTGCGGTACTTGGCCGGCAGCGCAGCCCACAGCGCCAGCACGTCATCCGCGGTCACGCTGGCACCCTTGGTCTCGATGCGCTTGATCAAAGGCTCGCCTTCGTCATCCTCAGCAGTGAGGATTCCCAAAAGGTTTGCACCATCGCCATCGCCGTTCCAATATTGCCCCTCCAGAAGTTCAGCGATTTCAGCCCGGAAGTGCTGCGCCAAATAGCCAGCAATATCTACGCCGGCATCCTGCAGCAGCTCATTGCTTACCTCCACCAAGGCCGCAGCCTTCTTCGGAATCAGCACAACCTGGTCAAAGGTCAGCTCATACGGAGTAATGGCTTCGCCTTCGCCTACCATTGCGGCCCCGCTGCCTCCAGTGCGCCTGGGATATGCAGCAGACTTGCCGGAGATAGGAGGCAGGATTCTGGCGATCCGCCTCATCACCACATCTTCATTCAGCCCGTCAATGATTTCCCTGGCGAAGTCCTCCGGGGCCAGTGCGCCGCCGCTTCCACTAACCGTGATCGGGTCCGGAAGCTCGGTCTCGCGAATCTCCCCGGTCCTTAGATAGTGGTTAAAGGCTTCCCTCAGCTCCAGCTTCTTTTCGCGGGTAATCACCACATCAGGAATCTTCTTGGTTTCCTTCTCCACAGTCTCTTCCTCCTTTACCTTGGTTTCCTTCTGCTCAACCGTCTCTTTATTCAGCCTCTCATCGGCCATCTTCTCAAGCTCCTTTCTGTAGTTCTCAAGGCTCCTGCAGGTCACTTCGTTGGCCGGGAAGGCCGGGAAAGCCACCGGGCTGATCTCCCAGAGTTCGGCCTCTAGGATAGTCCTCACAAACAGGCCGTCCTCATTGGCCCACTTGTCTTTGGTCACAACCATTCCAAAACTCACGCCGTCCACGTCACCGCGCCTAATGCTTTCGGCTGCATCCTTGCCGGCCGTAGTGTTCGGCAGGTCCAGTTCAAAGGCCAGGCGCTCTTCGTTGCTGTCCAGCCTCAACGTCTGGTTCTTGGTGTTCCCCAACACCTGCCCGGTGTCGTGGCTCCACAGGGCCACAACATCGCGGTTCTCCAGGTGCTTGTCAAAGCATCCTGGGGCCAGGATTTCCTGGAACTCATCACCCCAAATATCGCGCATGACTGCGCTGCGCACGTTGTAAAGGATACTCCCGGAAAGGGTTGCCTTCTCGCTGCTGCCGGCCGCCTTCACCTCTAAAGCAACCGGCAGGCTCCTAATCTCCTTTTTCATCCTCTTCTTCCTCCCCCAATACGCCCATGTTAAGAGGTCGGTAAATCACATCGCCGCCCTCCACCGCCGGAAGGTTCTCCAAAGCCCTCACTTCGTTCACGGTCATGAACCCTGCAGCAAGGGCTACGCGGTACGCCTGGTAACGCTTTTCTATCGTGGTGCGCACCAGGTCCCCGGTGGTAAACTCTGCATAGAGGTTCGCATGGCCAATCAAGGACTTGTTTATGGCCTGCTCAATTCTGGAAAGCCAGGGCCTCAAGCTGTGGACCAGGAATTCCAGGTCTTGGGCTTCCTGGCTCGCATAGCTCGCCCTCTCCAGGTGGCCTAAAAGCGCAGGAGGAACTCCAAATATCCTGGCCACATCCAGAACGCTTAACTGTCTGCTTTCAAGCCACTGACTGTCCTTGTTGGAAAGACTGATCGGCTGGAAGGTCATGCCCTCTTCCAGAATGGCCACTTTGCCGGCATTGTCTGCTCCACTGAACTTCTCACGCCAGGACCGCCGCAGGTTCTCTGCCGCTTCTTCCCCCAGGTGCCCCGGATGCTGTAGCACACCGCTAAGATTCGCCCCATTCTTGAAGAACGAATAGCCGTGCCTCAGCTCAGCTATTGCCCCGCCAATAGCCTCCCTGGCGAAGGTAATGGGGCTGATTCCCACAATACCGTCCAGGGTAATCCCAACAATATGCAGCACCTCTTCCGGCTCCAGCACCTGATCGCCCTTACTGGTCCTAACCACATAGGTGATCGTTCCGTTTTCCCTCTCCACGTCCACAGCCAGCGGGTCCAGCGGCCAGATAGCCTGTGGCTTGCCGCTTGACCACTCGATATAGCCGAAGAAGTTCCCATTGAGCAGCAGGTGGTTCATGATCAGCTCTTTGAACGTGAACGGTGTCTGCACGGGATTCGGACTGCGGTGCAGCAGTCTGTGAACCTGGTTTTCCTCAGCCACCTCGCGGCCGTCATCCGTTTTGCGATAGACTTTCAAGGGCAGACTGGCCACCGCTCCGCTCAGAAGGGTCACTGCCCTTAAAACAGCCGGCACTCCCAGGGCCGCCCGTGGAGTTACAATCACACCGGAAGCACTCGCCGGGCCAAGAATATCACGCCAGCCCTCCGGGTCTCTGAGGGTCATCTCCCGCTTCTCATTGGGCCTGAATATGCGCCGAAGGAAATTCATACCACCACTAACCCCCTTTCCTTGTAAACGGTCTGCTTCGTCTCGTGCCGCATCGCTCTACTTATGGCTAGAATCAAGGCCACAACGCCGTCAATGCGGTCCTTGGAGCGCGCCTTGCTCGGCTTGATATTGCCGGCAGCATCCTGCTCCAGGCTCACATTGGCCATGTTCCAGGCCAGGACTGGATGATTTCCATGCCGCAGCCTCCGGCTCAGCGCCAGGGCCTCCAGCTCCTTGCTCGGTGCCGACAGCGAAGCGTATCCCATGCCGGTGCTCACCATCGTGGCCCCTTCCTCTCCTAGCTCCACGGCCAATTGAGTGGCAGACCACCTGTCAAAGGCGATCTCCTTTATGCGGTATTTGGAAGCCAGCTCCTGAATATCACGTTTTATCAAGCGCTGGTCTAGTACATCGCCCGGCTGGAGGGTAATGAACCCCTTCCTTGCCCAGGCCCGGTAATCAACCTCATCCCTGCGCTCAGCCGTGGCCCTGGCCTCCGGCAGCCAGAAGAACGGAAGAATGTCGTAATTGCACGGGTCCTCATCATCAGGGAACACAAGCACGAAGCTGGTCAAGTCGGTGGTGGCGCTCATATCCAGGCCACCATAGCACACGCGGCCCACCAGCTTCTCCGGGTCCGCTGGAGCGCCGCACTGCTCCCAGCGGTGCGCCGGAATCCAGGTCGTTTCGCTGCTTGTCCACTGATTGAGGAAAAGCCTCCGGAATGAGTTCTCCAGCGCCGCGCTCTCCTTGGCCTTGGCCGCCA